CTGGCGTACTTGGATAAGCATCTGCTCAAGGGAGGTTTGCGAAAGCACAGCAGCGGTGGCCAACTGGTTGCTGAACGTGCCGTTCACGATGGGGTGAGCAATGTTGATTAGCGACACACCATCGCCGCCGGGAGCATTGCTGCTGAAAGCGGTATTCAAGACGTTAGCGGACAGCAGTTCCTTGGTCTCCACCAAGGACTGTGCCAAGTGACGTGCGTACACCTGGCCCAAGCGGATGTGGTCGCCGTCTTCCACGAGAACCTTGGTCAAAGCAAAAGCCAGACCATAGACCTTGTAGATGTAGCGCTTCAGGAACAGCACGCCACCTTGTTGGTACGTCACCGGTGTGCCGTCAGGCAGTTGGGGCGCCGCGCCAAAACCGTACAGGACGGGCTCTTCGTGGTAGTTACGTGGGATACCGTCTTCCTCGCGGAAAACACGAGACCATTCGTCGGCGCGTTGGTCATAAACTCCATCGAAGCATTCGTTCAAAATTGGTTCGACGATGCTTCGGAAGTCCGTACTTCTCATTGGTGCAGCCATTGTTTATTCTCCTTATGAAATAGCGGTGACAGAGCCAAAGAATTGGGATTGGCAGTTCACGACGCGGACAATTACATAGGCATCGCCCCAAGCATTGTCTGGGTAGGGAGCCAAATCAACTACACGCATCTGGCTTTGATTGCCGCCACCTATAGGGCTTCCGGCAGCCAAAGTGGCTCGCGACAGACCGATGGTGGTAGAACCCGCCGTAGGGGTGGCAAAAATATACTCGTTACCGATAGATGCTTGGGTCAACGTAGCGTTGGTTTGAATTTCATAAACGATATTGCGGTCGTTATAAAAATATGCAATGCACGAGCCAAGTTGGTACGCGGTGTTAGCAGGCCAGTAGTTGCTGATTGACCGGCGACCTGTGGTATCCGTCCATTCAACACCAGCAAAAGCGCCAGACCACGCGTCAGCAGCGGTATTTCCAGCAGCAACGATGGTACCATTGGCAGAACTAGTGCCGTATGCAATAGGTTGACCCTTGAAAATATTCGAACCGTAGCCCGAAGCGATACCGCCAGCAAGCGCCTGTGCGCGATCCAAACCAGAAGGGTGGAACGCAGGACGCAAGCCAAACGGAGCAGAGGTAGCACTCATAGAAACTCCTTAGTTAACCGGAGAATACCGGCGTGTGATTGGTTTGCTTGTCAAAATTGCCCATTCCGTCGCCCTCAACGCCCACCAGCGACTTACCGTTGCTGTCCCTTGCGCCTTGGAGTTGCTCCACTTGGACGCGGATTTTTTCCGCCTCGTCACGGGGCTTCTCGTAGTGCATGTACGCCATGATCTCTTGGAAAACATCCATGGGTATCTTGAACAGTAACATTTCGTTACAGGAGATGTATCCAACATGCTCGCCGGTCTTCACGCGCAGATCTTCGTAGCCGGGTAACTCTTCAGTTTTCACTGGGACGTACCCCTGCCGAATCCTTTTGTCAATGGAGTCGTAGGTGTTGGTTGTTGAGAGCCAGCAAAGATGCCACCCACTCATGCTGGGTAGTTTAGGCAACGCTGATTGCGTCCACTCCTCGTTCCACATCTTGCGACGTTCTTGCGTAGAAGCGAACTTGTCCTCAGGTGCTGCGCGGCTTGCGTCCTCGCTTGCGCGATCATTGCGTCCACCAGCACTGAGAGATTTTTTTAAACGTGATTCCATAATTAGTTACTCCGGTTACGTGATTCGGCTGCATATCGTTTGATCATCTTGGCGCGTTTTTCGGGGTTATCCCACATGCCCGCGTCCTTCATCGCTCGCACTTGTTCAGCGGAGAGAGTAAAGGTGCGGTTTGTGCCCCCGAATGCGGCTGATGCTTCACGACCTGAGCTTCCCACGGTATTCCTTGGTGTTCGTTGGTTGGATTCACGCTTGTCCGCGTCATTATAGCGATGCGGTAAATACTTTTGCAAGCGGTTGTCTAATTCGTCCCAATAATCGGGATCAGACGGGCTAAAACCCTCTTTTGCAAGCACTTCATCAACCTGTTTTGCAATTTTGCTATCCGTGTCCGATAAATCGGGCTTGTACCAACTATTTCGCTCAATCCAGGTAGCCGCATTGGCTTGAATTGCCGGATCTATGGTCGGCGCGGGCGCTCTTTCACCCTGTTCCGCCTGTTTTCGCAGTCTGGCAAGCTGCTCTACCTGCTGACGCGCTTCAAAAAGCGCCTCTTGGGCCTTTACCGCGCTCTCGCCGTCACCTGCGCTGGTCGCTTCAGCCAGTTTCATGCGGTGATACTCCAGCCGCACCTGCTGGTCCTCAATGGTTTTATCAATACGGGCCAGATCGGCACCCTGGGTGCGCTGTTCCATGCGCGCCAAGCGGTTCATCATCTCCTCGTTCTGCCGACGCAGCATCTGGAGCTGGACATCCTTCTCTTTGTTGGTGTTCCGGATCAGCTCTTTCTTGGAACGGCGGCGCGCACGGCGCGCTGCGCGTACCGCGTCGCTGTCATCGGGGTGGTCCTCGTCGCCGCCGTCGTCTGCTGGGGCTTGCGCGGGGGTGTTGTCGCCGTCATCGGCGGGCAGGATGCCCTCGGGCAGCTCCACCGTGGCGGTTCCGTCCTGTCCTTCTTGGACTTTCAACTCGTCTTCTTTGTTTTCTGTGGCCATGGTATTTCCTTAGACGTAGGCTTTGAAGGACAGCGGGTCGTCAGTGACCTTCGCAATTACCTCGTGGTCGTTTATGGTCATGAACAGCACCGGGTTGAGGTCGCCGTTTTCCTCGCCGATGACGGGCCGCTCCCAGCGGTCCCCACCCCAACGCGGTACTCGGACAAAGTCGCCAATCTCCGCCCAACTTCCCTCCGGCCATGTTGCCATGGTGTCGCGGTTACGGTACGCCAGTGGGCCGATTGCGACGACACGCCCAATCATGTTGTTCCACTTCTCGTTCTCCTTAGTTTCTTCAACCAGGATGATCTTTCCCGCGTTCTTTTTGATGCGGCGAAGCTGGACAATGACCCGGCCACCTAGGGGGGCCTGACCTGCCGGTACGTCTGGAAATGCCCATGCCATCTCGGCAGGGTCAGACGCCTGTTGCGTCCCTACGATGTAGGGAACTCGTTCTTCACTCATGCTCACTCCTATCGACAAAACCATATTTCAGGTTCAAAAATGCGCATATTTCAGCGCTGCTTGGGGCCTTGCGGCCTTATTCGTTTTCGGCGAGTTTTACGTTGAGGGCGTCCATGACCCATTGCAAGCCTTGGTACTCCCCCACGATGCGGGAATATATTGCGTGATCGCTCACGGGGTTGGTTACCAGCGACAGGCGAAGTTCCGCCTGCCGTATTTGGATCTGGTGGATTAATTCCGAGATCACTTTTTCTTCTTAGCCAGCGCGCTCAGACCACCAGCGGGTTTGTTGTTGCCCTTGGGGCCCATGCTCTGGCCGTCAAGCTTCTCGCCCATGGCCATGCGCTTGTTCTGCTTTACAAGAATACTTTTCTGTTCGGTATCAGACGTTGCCATTTGGGGCTCCTAGTTGAGGTTGGACCATGGTCTGTATGGTCTGGTGGGTTAACTTTGCGTTCTCAATTTCAACGCGCGCTTGGTTGTTGATCCGCGCTATTTCCAATTGTAGTTGCGCGTCCTGCTGGTCGCGCTGCGCGGCGGCCTGCATCTCGGCTTGCCCACGCATCTGGCCGTCTTGGATCTTGGCCTGCGCGATCTGGGCGTCCTGCTTGTCCTTGGCGGCCTTGCGCTGCGTCTCGGCCATAGCGGTGTCCTTGACCACCTGGGCGTCGGGCGGCAACATGGCGGGTTTGGCAGTGGCTTGCAGGGTCTGCTGGAGTTGCTGCATCACCGGCAGGATCTGCGCAAACACCTGCTCGCTGTCCAACGTGACGTGCTGGCCCACGGTGGCATAGAGCTTGTCAATGATGGCTGTAAGCTTGGGGTTCTCGTAGTCGTCCACGGGCTTGCCGCCGCGCAGGTTGGCTACGTAGCCGTTCATACGGTTCAGGTACCACAGCGTCATGTGTTCCTTGATGTGGTCCACAACCTTGGGCAAGAACGTAGGCGCGATAAACGGGTTTGAGCCAAAGGACGGATCCATGGCAAACATCAGGTGGCCCTGGATGTGCGCCAGGTGGTCCTGCTGCATGTAGGCATACGCTGGGTGGTTCATGCACATAGCCGCGTTCTCGTCGGCCAGCGTGCGCTGCTCGGGCTCGGGCACCTCCTTGAGCAGCTCGCTTACGTTTGGAATCTTGAGCTGCTTGAGGAACCGCTCCTCCACGGCCTTGGCGTCGTATAGATCAGGCTTGGCGTCCGCACGGGACAGCACGGCCTGCATCTGCGCCATGCGCTGGGTCTCGCTGAAGATGTGGGGGTCGCTCACCGGTATCACGTCGGTGTTCTTCTCGAAATCCTCACGCTCAATCTCAAGGTCGGCGACCATGTCGCCCTTGCGCATCTCGTCAAAGTGCCAGCGGTTCAAGCGGCACAGCACCTTGATTAGGCGGGCCTGCGACTGGTGCAGTCGGGCGTGGATCGCGGAGTAGACGGCGGCGCCCTGCTCAATCAGCGCTTGGGTGGTGCCCACGGGCGCGTTGGAGTTGACGTCGGCTATCTTCTCCTCGGACGTGGTCACCACGCCCTTGGCAGCGCTGTCCAGCCAACCTAGCAGCTCAAACAACACCGGGCTGGGTGGGTTGAACGGCATGGGCATGGCGATCTTGCGGATGTCGTCCACGCCGGGTGCGCCCTCAATCTCAGCCACCTGGGTGACCTCAATCTGCTGGGTCTGGCCGCTGATCTTGGCGCCCTTGAGCTTGAGCATCGTGGCGGCGTTGTTGATGTGGGCGCTATCAAGCAGCGCGCGCAGGGCACCGGTAAGGGCCGCGCTCAGTCCACCAATCAGGTGGGGCAGGCCGATGGCAAACACGCCGCGCCACGGGATGAACTTGAACTCGATGATCCAATCCAGTTTGGTCATCGTCTCGTCGCCGTCTTCCCAGTTGCGGTACAGGCCAACGACCTCGGAGCTTTGCTCGTCAATCATCATGATGTACGGGGCCATCTTGCCGCCGGACTCCTTGTCGTCCTCTAGCTCCAGCCAGGTGTAGACGTGGTACACCTTGCGCAGGCCGTCCTCATTGTTTTGGAACTTGCGGCCCTCGATCTTGTCGTTGGCCTTCTGCGAGCGGGTCTGCTCCGGCTCCTGGCCCGAGGTGACGTGGGTGCCGTCCTTGTACATGCCGCTGGCAATGCGCCGATCGTATTCCCACTCGGTGATCTCATGCACCTCAGCCGCGCGCTGGGCGGTATAGAAGTTGCTGGCCGCAAACGGCAGGATCATGCGGTCGATAGGCAGGAACTCAATCACGGGGCGCTTTTGGTTCTCGTCGTACCAGAGCTTGAGGTACTGCGAGCCGCCCAACGGTAACTGAGTGAGCATCTGCTCTTGCTCGTCGCGGAACTCCTCAATCTGCTCGGTGATCTGCCAGTTCAAGAAGTCGCGCTTACGCTCGGCACGTTCCTGCTTAAGGTCGTCCACCTTGCCCAAGATCTTGGTGCGCACGGGACCGTCTGGTGGGAACAACTCCTTGATGGCGCGGCTGGCAAAGTCCACGCAGCCCTCGGCCATTACCGGGTGGACCGCCTTACTGGCGCCCATGAAGTTGGCACCACCTGGGGCGTCCTTGCCCAATCCAGTGCGCCGTAGGCCTTCCTCGTACTGCTTGTCGCGTTCCTCGCGGGCGTCCTTGTCCTTGTCCAGCAGGTTGACGTAGCGCAGGCCCAGAGTGTCAAGCTCAAAGCCGTCCATCGACTCGGCTAGGTTGGAGTAGAAGTCGGGAGACTCCTCTGGGCCGCTGGTCTCCATGCTCACCACGGCAGAGCCGTCGGGCATCTCCATTACATCGGACACGTCCTCTGGCAGCTCCACGTCCGCCGAACCGTCCTCGTTCAAGTCGGGGTCCATCTCGTCGTCTTGGTTATCGTAGGTGTCAGCCATTATTTCGCTTTCCTGTTGATCAGCTCGTACTGCATCACGTCCATGTTGGGCGAGATTGTAACTTTCTCTTTGACTACGCCACCGGTGGCTTTATTCATGTGCGGCTCGTTGATGTCGTAGGTGCCACGGTTGCCAATAGCCGATTTAATGGCGTTGGGGTTAAAGACGCCCAAATTTTTTATGCCATGTTCGTTCATGTACATAGCATCGTGGCCCAACTTCTTGGCCGCTGCCTGAACATCTGGGTCTTCAATATATTCCCACGCGCCCGAAGCAAGCCGTTCGTATATCTGTTTTGGGTTTTTGCCGTAGTGCATGGCCCATTTATTGTCTGTGGGTTTTAGCAACTTAGCCACGGCCCTAACGTGCGCTGGGTTTTCGTAGTCAAAAGGGTTTTTTACCTGTACATATACGGGATACACCGCACCAGACATTTTGTCCGCTTTTTTGTTTTCCCCAGCGTACTCATTAGCAAATTCTGTATCGGGCGTGACAAAAGACATGCCTCGAATACCGGGGGTGATGGATTCAAACCCCCCGGTGTTGCGCATCTTTTCAGTGTAATTTGGGTCGGCTTCAGGGCTGGTTATTGGATGCCCGCCCGGTACACCTCGGGTGTAGTGGCGGGTGCCGTGGTACATGCGGCGTTTCTCTTTGCTAAGCTCCAAGAATTTTGCAAGATTGACATCGGCTGGTGGAACATCGCCGCCCTCGGCATAGCGCGGGATGCCGTTCTTGAGCACATCCTCGCGCATGGCCGGGGTAATGTCGAACATGTGGACGGGTGCGTACACGGGCAAACGCCGAATTTTATTTGCTTCAGGCGTCCATTGAGAATACCCAACGGCGGTTGGGGAAAGCTCTTCGTACCGATCTGGATGCGTTTCCACTTCGCCCGGCTGCACTTGCACGCCATGCTTCTTGCCGAACTTGTTCAAAAAGGCGGGAATTTTTTTATCGTAAAAATCAACCATTCCTTTATTGGCTATTGGCTCCATGTCTTCTTTATCAAAATCGTTTTGAGTTAATCCATAGCGATCCGACAAAGTTTTGCCGTGGTTAATTGCGATCTGGTCGTAGCCCTTTTCGGCGGCGTGTTGGATCATGGCCTTAAGCGCCAACTCGTGCCAGTCCTTGGCGTGGGGGCCGTAGGGTACGCTTTCGTATTTGAAATGCTCCAGCCTGTTCATTTCGGCCTCGGCATCCTCCAGCGCCTTTTCGTGCTCGGCGTATTCGTACTTGTCCATGCCAAAGGTGGACTCTTTTTTAAGCCGTTTGTGCCAGTTGGCTGCCTCCCTGAGTTGCTTGGCGAAGTCCTTGGGCTGGTACCCCCCTTCGCGTCCCTGTTGATGCCAATCGGATTGAATTTCCTCAAGGTGCAATACCTTCTTGCCCTCGGGACTGGTGCGATCCTTGGCCATAACGCTGGCCAAGATGTTGGGCGTACCACCAAAGTGGCCGCGAACGCCTTCAAAGCCTTGTCCCTCGGGCATGGGCGTGTGCAGCAGGATCTCGCGGTAGTTCTCGCCGCCGGGTAGGGTCCATCTCGCGTGGTGCGTCTGGCTGCCGGTCAGCTCGCGCTGCTTGAGCGGAAACTTGTTGGCTTGAGCTTTAAGCTTCTCCATGAACTCCGCACGCGCCATCTGGGGCAGCGCCATGAGCGCCTGCAGGTCGCGGTCCTCAGCCTCAGCAGGCTTGTAGCCGGGTTTCTTCTGCAGCTCGGCCATGTACTCAGCACCAGTGCCCTTGGGGCGGGTGACCTGCTCCATGAGCCGATTGATGGGTGAGTACAGTCCGGTCATAGTGGGCGCTCCGTGATGCGAATGTAGTCCTTAATGCTGCCGCCGCCTGCCATGCGCGGCATAAGCTGGTTAGGGCGCATGGCCGCCAGTGCTTGGCCCTGCTGCGTCATCTGTAGGATGTTGCTGCGCGGGGCGCCGGGAGCTGGCGCTGGTGGTTGGCCTTGTGGCGGTTGTCCCGTTGGGGGCATTTGCCCTGCTGGTTGCCCTGGTTGGGGCGGCATTGCTCCCATCGGGGCAGCGGGCTGGCCCGGTAGCACCTGCTGGCCGGGCATCTCAGGTTGGAAGTCCACGCCGCCAACGGGCAGGCCTGGGCCTACGCCCGGTGCCACGTAGGCCTTGACCTTGAGGTTGGGCGCCTCATTGGCACCCACGTTCTTGAGGCTGGTCATGTTGCGCAGCATGACGTGGGCCAGCATCTCGTCCTGGCTGGGCTCGGCCTTGACCTCGCCATTTTCAGCGTAATGGCCGACAGTACCGCCTTCAGCCATATTTATATTACGGTTATTGAGGTCGTAAGTTCCACGGTTGCCGATAGCGGATTTAATTTGATGGGGATCAAGAACCATATACTGCGACCACATAGTCGCACTATCATGCCCTTGTTTTCTTAACCATTCACTAAATTTTTTAGGGCCGCCATGTTCTTTTAATACTTTACTAAAATTTTTACCATTCATATCGTATGGATTTTTAGCGGATATATACATCGGCATTATTGTTTTACCGTAAGAATCTGCAACACTGGGGTCCGTCGTAAAATAGTGACCGTGACCAAGCCAGCCTTCATCTGTTGCTGATCCTATTTTTGTAGGATCAAATTCTTGAAAATCTTGGTTTGTTCCGTGATACACCTTATCTTTTATTTTGCTATTTTTTAAAAACTTTGCAAGGTTTTCATCATGTTCACGCGTTGACAATATTTGGCGCATCTGGTCGGGTGTTGGTTCCACGTCGCCACCTTCTTTGTAGCTTAGCCCAGCCTCGTGGGCTCGGGCGGGATCGAATGCGGCAAAGCGCGAACGAAAAGTGTGCGGGTGCATCGACACGTAATGGTTGCGCTCGGGGTAATCGGCTACATCTAAGTCCTTCAGCCAATCCGCCGTAGAAGGTTGTTTTACCACCATTCCCGTTTTGTCAGCGTCGTGTAAGGCACGTTTTAGCGCCTGATCGTCCTCTACCCCAAAATGCTCATAGGGGTTTTTCATACCGATGTCAAGAGCTTGGGCTCGCTTAACCATCAGCGGGTAGGACGTCGCGCCTTCTTTACCCATGGCATACATCGCCGTTTCGGGAAGGTGCTGAGTGGCATACGCACCTGGCCCCTGTGCGCCAGTGCGTGATGGTTTTAACTCAACAATGTCATTGTGCGGGCTTCCGTGTCCCCATCCTGGCTCAAAGCCCATAGCACGCGCCCGGTCTTCCGGGGTGTTGTGCTCATGCAGGCCCAGCATGCGGATGGCGTTGAGCCGGGCCATCTCAAGGGCTTCTGACTGCGGATACTTGGGTTTGGCCATGGCTCGGTCCTATGTTGCTTTGCGCACGGGCAGCGCGCCAAATACTGCCGCCATCGGCATCTGGGTGTTGCGCTGGAGTATGCCACCGTAGCCGTGCTCCTGCGCCAGCCGCTCCAAGTCGGTGAAGGCGCCTTGGCGGTTCTCTACGCCTTGGTTGTACTTGGCCGTGAACGGCGTGACGTTGTGCTCGCGGGCCAGCGCGTACAACTTTTGCGGGTCGCTGGCCACGTCGTACAGGTCGCTGGCTCGGGTGCGGTACTTGTGTACACCCAGCCCCGGCTCGCCGCGTTCGGGGTTGCCCGCGTAGAAGTATGTCCGATTGCGCACGGCTGCCGGGTCCTGCAGCCGCTCGGCCTCCGCACCCTTGATGCCGGTGCCGTAGCGGCTCGGATCGGTGGCGGTTAGGTTGGGCTCGTTGCTGAAGTGCGTCAGCTCAGCGCTGGCCGGGTTGGCGGGCTTCATCAAGGGCCGCAGGTAGGCCGGTACGCCTCCAGCGTAGTCGCCACGGTTCATTTCGGGAGGCAGCAGCACAGCCTTCTGCGGGGCGTACTGGAAGTGGTTGGACAGCAGGTTCTTCTTCTCGGCCAGTGCGGCATCGGCCAGATCATCGCGGCCTTTGCGCCGGGCGTGGTACGCGGCCTCGTCGAGCTCGCGAACCTCCTTCTTGATCTCGGCATTGAGCGGGGTGTAATTCACCACGCTGTTCTGGCCGCGTGTCTCAGCGGTCATGGCCGCACGGGCCAGCGGGCTGTACATGGCCGAATGCGCCGCCCACGCCTTCTCTTCACCCTTGGGTCCGAACTCGTTGCCGTGCACGCCGTGGCCGTAGAAGTCGTGGACCGCCCGGAACATCTCGTTGGTGTTCAAGCCGGTGGCCGGATCGACCTCGTGCAAGAAGTCGTGCCGGTCGCCGCCTTGGAACACGTTGAGGTGCTTGTTGTTGTAGATGTCAGACAGCATCTCCTTGCTGCTGTTGTAGTTGCCCTCACCGTTGCGGTGGAAGCTCATATCAACGGGCAGGCTGTGGAACTGCTGCTTGGTCTCGTGCGCAAGCTGCCGGTAGGCCTGCGCCAGCAGGTCGTCATAGTCCTTGGCGTGGATTGCCTCGGGCAAATGGCGCTGGTAGGCCTCGAACACCGCCTGCTTGTAGGCGGGGCTGTCGGTGGCTGCTAGGTTGAAGGCCTGCCCGATGGGGCCCTGCTTGCGCAGCGAGCTCTCGCTGTTCTCTTCTGGGACATAGGGCCGCCCGAACATCTGGCGGCTGTAGGCGTCGGCAGCTTGGTGCGCCAGTCCGGTCTTGCTGCGGATTATTTCGCGGATGTCCGCATCCGCAAGTGGTTGCGCATTTGCGCCTCGTGGTGATCCTGATGCAGCTTGGGCGCCTTGCCGATTGCTTGCTCGATTGCCTTGCGCACCTGCGCCGACCGTTTTAGCGCGGCGTGGGCGGACCCGCCAGAAAGGGCCTTCTTGTGCTGTGTCATATTGCGGTTCCTCGGTTTGTGTGGGCATGGCGCATCCCGGTGGTTTCTTGCATTTTATACCGCGTAGGGGTTTTCTCGTTGTCGCGGGTTGGCGTCGGCGTAGTCCTCGTCGTCCACCCAGCTTGATGGGAAGTCGATGGTGAGCCAGCCAGCGTCGCGCAAGTATCGCAGGGCTTGGCTCATGGCGTCAACAAAGTCGTCGTGGGCCGTGCCCTCGGGGAAGCTGCAGACCTGGCTGACCATGCCCTCGGCCCAGTCTCGCACAAAGCCCTTGCGGTTGCCGGACTCGGGTATCCAGACGCGCCCAGCCTTGATGATATTGGCCACGATGGACAGGCGCTGGATCTTGTCCGCGCGCCCTGGGTTGTAAGCCTGGATCGGCACGCCCGCCCTGCGCAGGTCTTGGATCAGCGATATGCCCGCGCTCTTGTCCTCGATCAGCAGCAGGTCCACGCGCTTCTTTGCCTTGCCCTCGCCGTAGACCGTCTCGTACTCGTCAAGGATCCTGGGCCGCAGGTCGGGGTACTGCAGGTGGTCCTGCCAGCAGTCGATCACCATCGCGCACATGCCACCGTCCTCGGGCTTGAACACGCCGAAGGTGATGTGCGCCGTCGGGTCGTTGTGCGTCTTCTCGCTGGCGGCGCAGTCCACGCTCTGCACGATGTACTCAAAGCGCGGGAAGGGCTTGCCGTTGGGCCAGAGCTTGAACCAGTCGCGCTTGACGATGCCCGACTCTTCAGGGTCGATGATCTCCGCGTGGATCTCCTGGCGGCCCAGCTTGGTGCCCTCGTACTGCAGGATCTGCTTTTGGAATGACGGGGCCAGGTTCTTGATGTTGACGTAGGTGGACGCGGTGGTCACCACGACGTCGTCGCCGTTGCGGTCAATCAGGTCCATGACCACGGGCTTAGGTTTCGGGGTGGTGGAGCAAATCACACGGGTGTGCGAGCCCAGTCGGACCGCAAACTGGATCATGTCCCAGGCCTCTTGCAGGTACTCCCACGCCGCGAGCTCATCGCAGTTATGTACTACGATGCCGTTGGCTATGTACTCATGGACCGTATCAACGGTCAGGTTGTACGTCGGCTGGTTTGGCGAGCGTACGGCGCTTAGTACCTCCAGTTGCCTCAGTTCGGTATGTGCGCACTGACGACTTGTTGTTGCATGCTCTGCAGCAGTATCGTTGAAAGCGTTTAACTGCTGTGTACTCTTCCGAGCAAACCAGGCAATTACGGACTTCGGGAACAAACTTGTTGCGCCGCCATTGTTCAAGGCATTCCCGTGAGCAAAACTTACCAACCTCCCCCGCTGAGTGCGAAGTAAATCCGTTGTTGCAGCGTAGGCATATTGCGGGTTTTGGAGTGCGTAGCGCAGCCAACGTAGCCCGCGCCGCAAAACGCTGCGTGTCGTTTCCTTCGCGCCCTGTTGCGTGGTGTTGCACGTGTTCGCTTCGTGGCATGGCTTGCAAGTTGGTGATGTCGTTGTTGTGTGTGTTCTCGTCCTTGTGGTGTACAACCCATCCGGGCGGGATAGGCCCGAAGTGGCGTTCCCACACGACGCGGTGGGCGTAGCGCCCTTTGATCCTGAGATAGCCCATACCGAATCCTTCGCTTTTAAATCGCCAGCGGGTATCCACCGGTTGTTGCTAAGTATCGGATGATCTACGGTTAGTGTCAAGCTCGTTTCGCCACAATCGATAGTTACCAGTTCATTGGGGTTGTTGGAAAGCCCAGATGCAGATACGGTGTGTGCGCCAAAGCGGGTTAGCACTTTATCGCCTACAGCCACATCCTCCACCGCTTTTCGCGTTCCATCCGCCATGCTGATGCGTGTTCCTGCAGGCAGGCACCAGGCGCCGTGCCATTGGCCGCCACGGAAGCGCTCGGGCTCGCTGGCCGGTATGCCCTTGATCAGGCTGCCGTTGGTCAGCGTGATCTCGTGCAGCGAGCTGTTGTACTTAGCCACCAGCGCCGGCGGGATAACGGCCAGCAGCCCGGACTCGCCCTCGTAGCATGTGCCGCGCAAGTCGGCACTGGTGGGTGCTGACACCAGCCAGCGGGTGTTGGGCTGCTCCCATGCCCACCAGCCCACGGTCTCCGCCGATGTGCGGGTCTTGCCGGAGCCACGGCCACCCAGCATGAGCCAGATGCCCCAGGCGGTGCCCACAGGCTCAAGTTGGAACTTGTGGGCCTTGAGTAGCCACCTGGCGCGCCACTCAAAGGCCGCGCGCTGCTCGGGCTTGAGCTTGGCGTACTGCTCGCGGACCTTGGGGTCCTGCAGCAGGGCGGTAGCACTACTCACTTGACTGTCGGGTAAGCGCGATGTTTTTCAGCAACTCGCCGAACACGTCGAACGACACCTCAACGGCCAGCGGGGCCTCCTCGTCACCCGAGACGATCGTCTTGTCGCCATACAGGCGCGGGTTCCATTTGGCCAGTAGCTTGAGGCGGTGCTCGGCGCGCCCCTTGTTCCAGGCAATGCTGCCGGGGTCGTAGCGCTTGTTGCCCACCTCGTCGAATACTGCAAGTGGCTCGGTGTCCATGATGGCTAAGGACTCTTCAGCGATCACGTCGTGGCCTATAACGCGTGCGCGCGCGATGCGCCGTGCGAAGTCTTCGTCTTGCTGCTCCCATGCATATAGCGCAGTGTTATGCGGCATACCTTCCTGTCGGCAGAACTCGCGCAGCGTCTTGCCCTGCGCCAGCCAGCTCACCAACTGATCCTTGATCTTCTCTTTGTTCGGGTACGGGGAATCGCCCGGTGGGCGCCCCATCTTCTTTCCTGTTGCCATATTCTGCTCCTTAGCGCATCTCTCAGCGCGTTAGGAGCAGATTTTACCCTCTGTAGTTGCGGCTTGGGTAGTAGTCCTCTTCAGGTTCCCAGTCGTAGTCCACAGCGGGCTCGACGTGGGTCTCCTTGACGTGGTATCCCACGTTGCCGATAACGCGGTCAAGGGCGTCGTCCTCGTCATAGGCCTCAACATCACTGTGCCAGTCGCCGTTTATGTATACGGAATAAAGCGTCTTGCTCATGCTGCCTCCGCGAAGGCAATCAGGGCTGCAGCCAGCTCTCTGGCCTGGGCCGGTGTCAGCACCGCGCTGGCACTGGCCATCGGCACCGCGATGCTCAGCCAGACATCGTCTGGGGCCTTGGGATCCTCCCAGTTGGCGTATACGTCAACGCTGACTCGTGCGCCGCGCTCTGTGGTGATTGTGGTGGGTTCCATGGTGTTCTCCTGTGTGGGTGTGTTAAGCGGTGGTCTCAACAACGATCACCACGCCATAAGTGGTGCCCGATGTTGCGGTGAAGTAGCCGTAGGTCTCGACGAAGGTGCGCGAGCCCTCGGCCCATGTGCGCAAGGGTGAGCCGTCTGGTGCGCGGCCGATGACTTTGGAATCGGTTATGGGGTTGTGCATTTGTTTCTCCAGTGTGGGTGTATTGGAAGGGGCCGAAGCCCCCAGGGTTTAGATTGCGAACTGATTGGCTTTGAGGAAGGCCATCTCTTCTGGGCTTGCCATGCACACGGCCATCATGTGCTTGTCCAAGTATTTTTGCAGCTTTGCGCGGTTTGCTGCGGTAGGAACTGCGCGGTAGGTGTTGATCAGCTTGGTCATTTTTAGCTCCGTATTTGTTACATCGCGTTGTTGCGATGGTGTTAGTGTAACGCCAAGTTACAGCATCCAAGAATTATTTTCTAGGTGTTTACCCTAGTGCTCCGTTGGCCGCTTCCAACGGTTGCGGATCGCGTCGGCTACATCAGGGTGCGCATCCGCAAGCACCGCGCAGGCCTCGTTCTCAATGCCGATGGCGTGCCTGGTGGCCTGCACCGCCATGTCGATGATCTCGGCCTTTGCCAGAGCCAAGGCGGCATCAAATTCCTGCTGGGTGAAAAATTTAACGTGGTTGTTTGCGCCCAGCAGTTGCCGGGCGAGGGGACTCAGTTCTTTTTCCATGATTTATTCCTGACTTTGACCCATGACTCTTTGTTCCATCAGCTTATGCGAGCGCTTGAGGCCCGCATTCTCCGCTTTCAGCTCGTCCACCCTGGTGGTCAGGTACCTTATGCGGGCCTCAGCTTGCTTGATCCAGTCCGCGACATCGGCGGGCATGCGGTACTCCGCGACGGGCTCCACGGGGGCCGCAATGGCCCGTTTTGGCGACTTTACAGCCGGTTTGGTGCTCATGCCTCCACCTCCATGCCGTATTCGCCCTGTGGCACCGTTATGCGCGTGCTCATGGGCTGGAAAAAGTCGTCAATGGACTTGACGTAGGCTTCGTGCGCATAGACGTTGCCTTTAACGTCTGTCGACGTGTATATCCTGGCGTTGGCGATGTGGTACTGGCGGACGTACTCCGCCGTGCTGGAGTAGGCACCGTAGCGCGGGTAATTGCGGGACACGCCGCCTTGAGGCCGCACCTTCTTGTGCTTGCCGGTGAACTTGAGCACCTGCCCAAGAAAATCTTCGCGGTCGTCGCGGACGGTGTAGCGGGCTTTGCCCAAAGTGATTGTCTGCATGGTCGTCTCCTAAAAATGCCCCCGAAGGGGCGGGTTGGTTTAGCGTGATGTGGTCTTCACCGAGAAAACTGCGGTGGTGGCCGTGTGCTTGGCGATCAAATCTGCGGGAATGCCAAGCACCTTCGCTATGGCCTTCCAGTCGGTGACGCTGCGGTTTGCCTCAACCACCGTAACCTTGAAGAGGTTGCCCTCAAAGATCTTGACACCATCGGTCTTGACGGCGGTGTCCTTAATCTCGTCCTTGATCTTGTCGGCTTTGTCAGTCAGCTCCTTGATCTGGGCCAACAGAAATCCCAGGGTATCAACTTGGGTCAGGGCGATGTCGTTTGCGTTCATGGTCAGCTCCGTGTGTGTGTGTCATCGCGACGTTGCGATGGGGAAAGTGTACAAGGGTTTTGTTGTAATTTACACCCGTCCAAAAATATTTTTTATTCTGTTGTTTTTTGCAGACAAACATCAAAAGCAACGCATCAGGCCTTGCAACAAGCAACACCCCCTAAAGGGGTGTGTTGCATCTGTTGCATTTGCAACAAGCAACAAGATGCAACTGTTGCAGTGCTGTTGCAGTTGTTGCACTGTTGTTTACGCATTTCTTTACAAGTTTGCATTTAATTACACTTTCCTGCCGTCTGGTATTGCCACATGTCCTTGGGCATTCTGGGCCAAAAAACCTTGCTTAACAAGCGTTTTCAGGCTGCGTCTGGCGGTCTGGGAACGAGTATCGCGGTCGTCTGTGTTGTTCCGATCCATCTTGCTGATGGCCGCCGCGACCAGTTCGTTGACGGTAAGGGGCCCCGGATTTAACGCCAAGATGGTAGTGGCCGTCTCCAGTACAAGGTTGTTCTTATCGCCCTTTGGGCCCTGCGACGCCGCCACAGATGCCCGGCTGCTGTCGGTGTAGTCCACCACGCACGTTGTCTCGTCGTCACCGTCCTCGTCCTTGCCCACCACCAGGGTGCGCAGCCTAAAACCATACTCAGCGCCGTCGGCCCCACCCTTCATCTTGGTGACAGTGGCCACACGGTCAGCGTCGGCCCGGATGATCTCAAACTCAAAGTCGCAGGCAGCCCGCAACCCTGACCAGCCCCGCGCGCCCCGGCTCTCGTCCTTGCCGCTGTGGTGTACAGGGGTGACCATGGCGCCCGTGAGCCGGGTGATCTCCTTGCAGTGGCCCATGACCATGCCCATGTCCTCCCCGCTGTTCTCGTTGCCGCCCGGCATGACCTGGGCCAGCGTGTCGATGACTATTAAATCAAACTCGCCGTGTTTCTTGATCTGTTTGACCAAGGCCTTCACGTCGACCAGATTGCGCAGGTCAGGCGCGTCGCTGATGAATTTCATGTCCAGCTCCTCCGGCTGTATGCCCTGGGCCATGCAGTAGCCGTGGACGCGCTTGCGCATGTCCTCTTGGCCCTCGGCTGCGATCCACAGCACGCGGGCCTTGGTGGTCTTCTTGCCACGCCAGTCAACGCCGCGCGCGATGGCAGCGGCTAGGTCAAACACAAAGAAGCTCTTGCCGGAGCCACTGGCCCCGTAGAACACGCCGAAGTTAGCACGGGGTAGCACGCCCTTGATCAGCCAGGTGGCCTTGCGCCTGACGATGAACTCTACGGTGGTCTCTACGTTGAACCGGTTCTCATGGATAACGGCGGCGGCTGCAGCCTTTTTTGCGCTGGCGACCACCTCGGGGTCGGCAGACAGGTCATCGAACTCGAAGAGCACGTCGGTGGGCGTGGTGGCCTTGGGCTTGGCCTTCTGGCAGTGCTCTAGCCATAGGTACTGCAGCGCCCGGTCGGGGTCCTGGCGGCGGTGGGCCAAGGCTATGTCCATGACCGGCTGGCTAGACGCTAGGATGCTCAGGACCGTGGCGTCGTCGTAGCCCGCGCTGTAGAGGTGGACGCCCGCCGCGTGTAGCGCGCCGGATCTGTCCTGCACGTCGTCACTTGGGCCGTGCAGCAGCAGCTCGCGGGTGGCCTCGGGGATGGACATCTCGGCCACGTCAGGCAGCGCCAGCTCGCTGATCAGCTCGGGCATCTCGATGGGTATGACGTTGGCAGTGGGCAGGCTGGACTTGCGCATGCCGTCGAACAGGGCCTGCAGCGCCTGGGGCTGGGCGGGCACCATGGGCCGGGCCAGCTTGGTGTCACCGGTGATGGTGAGGAAGCGCGGCGTGTGGCCGCTGTACACCTCAATGCCGATGTCGTGGTTGTTCCAGTCGGTATGGAACTCGCCTAGGGCTAGGATGCGCAGCCCGTTGCCGCTGGGGCTGATCTCGGTGTAACTGCCCATGGTCTCCACGATGGCCTTGGCCCACGGCGCGATCTGGCCGTCCTGTCGGCACTCGTCTAGGTCAATGCCCACCACGCCGGTGAGGCCGGTCAGGACCAGCCCAAGGCCCGAGTAGCGCGTGGGGTTGAGGGACAGGACTTTGGCAGCGGTGTCGAAATCTCCCCACTCAGAGACCTTCTTGGTGGACAGGCCGTAGTGCTGGGGGCTGCAGGGGATCTTGTCGTATTTCTGGCGGGACTCGTTCCAGATTGCTTTCCAGACCGCCCACCGGCGCATGGCCTTTAGCTCTGGAGGGATGTTGGCGCCGTTGAATACCCTGCCGATTGGGGGTAGCTTTGGTGTTGGTTGGGGCATTTGCTATCCATGTGTGCTATCCAGATAAGGAACAACGGCGGGCCTGGATAAGGTGCGTTCGGGCGCGTGATCAGCGCGCCCTAGCCGGGTTCTCAGTCAGTGTATCAGAACGCCTCTAGCGGGGACAGCAGCTCGCGCAGCTTGGGACTGACCAGCAGCACGCGGGGGATGCCCGTGGCCTGCTCGATCTCCACCACGCGCTCGGGCGGCGCGTAGCCCCTGCGTAGCCACGAGCTGATGTTCTGCTGGCTGCACCCGAGCAGGTCGGCCAGCTTGGCCTGGCTGCCCGCCGCATAGCACGCCTGCTCTATGCCAGTCATGCGGCGGCCTTGTTGCGCGAGCTGTTGGCCATGGTGAGCACAGCGCGTTTGTACATGGTATGGGGCACGGACAGCGGAGTGTCGACGAACACGCGCGCTCTCAGATCCACAGGCGTTATGTTGAAGCACTCGGGGTACTGCTCACGCAGGCCGCGCAGGAAGAACTCCAGCGGCTTGTTCTCCTGCGCATAGTTTTTACCCTCGCTCACGTCGCTAAGGTCGCGCAGGGTTTGGCGTTGGATGTCATTGAGTAATATCATTTGGTTCTTTCGGGTTTAGGGCAATTTTCGGGGGGCACTACGACACACCAGACGGCTTCCGGTGGGACGCTCGGGTTTTCTGCGCAAAGCCATCGGTCTATGTAGGCATCGGGCATCTTACGCAGTGCAACTTGGATAGTTTTTCTATCCATTTTCAGCGTGTCGCTTATCTCTTTCGTTGTTAATCCATCATCTTTTAACCTCAACAAGTCGCGTATTATTGGGTGATAGGTCGTCACTTAATATCTTCTTTCTCGGTATTGCGCTTCGGTAGCGGCAGCCAACCAAGGCACCAAGTAGCATTCCAGTACCCCGTGGTACAAATACCACCTTTGGATAATAAAAGCACTTTAGTATCTAGGGGTGCTGGCGGGTCGCCAGCATGGGGGTAAAGAAACTCCTGTCCGCCAGCGAAGTAGCGCTGCTCAGTCATGTGTTCTTCCTTGGATCAAAACCTTTGTTGCTACTTGCCAAAGCGTAAGAATCGTGCAACTGACGTAGCACGGCGCAGAATTTCTCACGCTCGGCTGCTGCGATAACTCGTGCAAATGCAATCTCTCTTTCGGTAAAACCGCCGGTATAGAACGTATTTGCAAGTTCCAACAATTCATTGCGTGTCAATGTTTCGTCTTTATCCATTGTTCTTCTCCTTGAGCTTGGCTTGAATTGCATCTGCAAAACACTGAACGCTATCATGCGAGGGGCAATTTTTAGCAGCATACGAATGCGCATCTTGCGCTTCCTTTTCCGTCAGCCCTACCCACGGGCGCCCTCGCTCGTAGTCTGGGCCTTGTTTCAATACCAAGCCACCAACAACGTCAATCAGCCGCTTGATTTCAGCCACCAGCGCTGCTGTTGTTTCCCTGTCCACCGGAATCAGGGCTCCGGACATTAGCCATTCTTCTTTCATAATGTTCCGTCCTGTTCTGTTCGTTCGTTATTAAGTTCCCACCCAAGAATGACATTCTTCTCCCTCAAGGCTCGCTCAATAGCTCGGGCATAAGTTCTTCTGACAATGTAACCTGGAGACGTAGAGTTAATCTCCTCATCCGTCAGCCCTACCCACGGTCGGGGTTGTGGGGTGGTGTAGAGTGGCCGAACTTTTGCATGGCTACCTTTTAGCGCCGCCATCTCCTGTGCTTCCGCTTGCGTAAAGAACAGGTCGTGCAAGTTTCCCTCAAATACACCCCACGCCACAGGCTCCTGCGCTGGCTGCTCCAAGGTTGATTTGATGGTAAATGGGGCAATTTTCATTCCCCTTAGCCCGTGTCCCATGCTGGCAGCATATTTCAAAGCCTCAAGCGTTATTGCTTCGTCTTTAGTCATGTGTTTTTCTCCTTGAGTTTGACTTCGATCAATTTTGCAACTTCACCGGCAACCTCATCGGGGCGTTGACCAAACCATGCGTGGTCTTTGTTGACGATGTTCATCCACTCAACATCCGTCAGCCCTACCCACGGGCGCTTTTTCTTTCCATCGTAAAGCCCGCTCATGTAAGCAATCGTTAACTCGTCCGGCTCCGGCTCCGGCTCCTGCGTTGGCTGTGCTAGGGCATCCTTATACCCAACGTCGTAACCTTGTGTAAACGCTCTGCAAGCTTCAGGATAATGTGTGCGTGCATATTCTTTCATTGCAATGCAAAATGCTTCGTCTTTAGTCATCAGAACCCCCTGCTTTTAATGTGCAGATGATCGTTCGCGCCGGGGCGCACGTACTCGTTCCTCGGTGGCGTATAAACTTCTCTTGCCCACAAGCTCATCTGTGGTGGCGGTACCGCGTCCGGCGGTTTGACCGATGGCCGAAAGCCAGTGCGCTCTTTGATGTGGGCCTTGTCACCCGTCGTAAATGCAAACGAGCCAAGCCCGGTTGGCTCGTTGACCTTCAAGTTGGGGTTTCCTGCTGCTAATTTCATATCAATGCGTCCTCATGGTTGTCAGGGTTGAACTTCACCGGCGGTGTTTTGGTGGGCACCGGCATTGGGTGGGGTGGGAAGGGCCAAGTCACACAACTTCCTCTGTCTGTTGGAATTTAAGTGCCCGTGCAAAAAAGTGTGCCCGTTCGTAGGCGTGATCTCCGTGAAAAGATTCTTCGCATTTCCAATTAAAGTGATACCAACGCTTACTTTCAACCGTCCAATACCCATGCGGGTTAAATCGTAGTCGTACCCTCATTTCAAAACCCTATCAACCAGATCAGGCCTGCAGGTGTGCTCTTTTATCAGAGGGATGGACGCGTATAAGTACCCGACGCAGAACATCAGCAAGGCGAAGAAGCCAAGGAAAGCTAGGAAGGAGATAGCCGTTTTTATCATTTCACATCCCCAAATAGGTATTCCTCAAGCCGGGCGATGCGGGTCTGGTTGTAGGTAACTACGCTATGGGCATAGTCTACGGCGGTCTGCGCTGACAGCAACTCCAAACGAGCCTCGGTCAGCTCGGCAGCGGCCCACTCCAAGTTGGTGGGTTTAGCCAGTAGTCTTTTCAGGATGTTAATCATGTGTGTATAGCCTCGGTTTACAGCAGCAAGATCGCTGCCGGAACGAATCATACAACAGCTTTTTGTATTTCACAACAAATTTTTTTTAAAAAGTTACAGCAAAGCCTAAAAAAGCCATGTATGATCGCCACGACAACGATTTGGTTGTTGCTTAATTGGAGATACATACATGAGCCTTGAACAAGATATGCGCGACTTGAAAAACGCGCTGCAAGAATTGACAAAAGCAATCCGGGGCTTGCCCCCACAAAGCACAACCTTGCCGCCCGCAGAGGTGGTGCTCCCAAAGCCAGAAATCATCCCGGATGTAGCTACCCCTACTGCGACTGCTAGTGGATCTGTGGCAGAGCCTGTGCCCTCGTTGACGATTGACTACGCCCAGGTGGCCAAGGCCATCACGGACACTTTTAAGGTGGACCGGGCTAAGACCATCGAGGCGCTGGCCAAGTTCGGCGCGGCCAAGGGCCCCCAGCTCAAGGTCGAGGACTACGCGGCCTTCCTGAAGGAGCTGTCAGCATGAGCACCAACGACAAAGGCGGCCCAGCATTCCCCGTGCATCCAGATATGGCGAGTCAGTTAGGTTGCATACCCAGCGCATCAGACGCAGGCATGAGCCTGCGTGACTACTTTGCCGCCGCTGCGTTGCAAGGCTTATTGGCTAATTCTGGCCACGTAGCGGCGGCAAATATCTACATAAAACTATCTTATGACGTTGCCGACAAAATGCTGGAGGCACGCAAATGAGCACCGTGATTATCACCATCGTTGACAACTTGAGCGATCCTAACGTGGTGGACATCAAGTGGGAAGTAATTGACGGCGAGGTTGGCGGAACAGCCCAAGCGTTGGGAGGGCATCTTATTAAGCACCTTGAGTCCATCCGAACTACCACCGCCGATGCGGTTACCGACGTGGAGCCCAAGGAGTGAGCGGCCACGCCAAGCTGTCACCTAGCTCCGCTGCGCGGTGGATGACCTGCCCTGGCAGTGTTGCGCTGTCCGAGGGTATTGAGGACACGTCGTCCAAGAACGCGGATGAGGGCACCATGATGCACGCCTTCGCGGCCAAGTGCTTGGAGACTGGCACCGACGCTGTTGGCTACGTAGGGCAGACCGACAAGGAGACCGGGTTGATCCTGCAGGCCGCGCAGGCTAAGGACGTGCAGTTCTACGTCGACCACGTCCGCGACATCGTGAAGTCCACCGGCGGAACGCTGATGGTGGAGCAGCGCTTGCCCATCGGCTGGTTGACCGGCGAGGAGGGTGCCCACGGCACGGCTGATGCGGTGATCGTGACGCCCGATGAGCTGATCATCGTGGACGCTAAGTTTGGGTTCAAGGAGGTGGAGGCCGACAGCAACCCCCAGCTCATGATCTACGCTGCAGCGGCATGGGACGAGCTGAAGGTGGCCTACGACTTCCAGCGGGTGCGCATAGCCATTAGCCAGCCCCGGCTGTTGGCTAAGCCGGAGTTCAGCTTTGACATGAACGACCTGCACAACTTTATAGGCGAGGTGATATTCGCGGCGGAGCAGGTGCGCTACGCCCCCGACTTCTATGCGCCGTCGGAGAAGGCGTGCCAGTGGTGCCGCGCCAAGTCAATCTGCCCAGCCCTGCGCGAGAAGGTGCTGGTCGACTTTGACGCGGTGGTGCCCGAGACCGCTGACCAGGACGACCTGGCGCGGGTCATGGCTAACGCCAACCTGATTGAGGGCTGGATCAAGGCAGTGCGCGCAGAGGTTGAGCGACGACTGCTAGCCGGTGAGCCCGTCAAAGGCTACAAGCTGGTGCAGGGCAAGCGCGGCAACCGAATGTGGGCCAACCCCGAGGACGCTGAGGCAGCGCTCAAGGCCATGCGCATAAAGCACGACCAGATGTACGACTACAAGCTGGCGAGCCCCACCAGCATTGAGAAGCTGGCCAAGGCCGAGGAGATTGGGCCACGCCAGTGGGTCAAGATCCAGGCCCTGATCACCCAAAGCGAGGGCCAGCCATCGGTGGCGCCTGAGTCCGATAAACGCCCTGCGCTGGTCACATCAGCAGCGGCGTCCGATTTCGACGACGTGACAACCTAACCTTTGGAATACTTATGAAAATCAAACTGAACAATGTCCGCCTGTCCTTTCCCCAACTGTTCGAGGCCACCACGGTCAACGGTGAGGGCAAGCCCGCCTTCTCCGCTGCCTTCCTGATCAACCCGAAAGACCCCCAGGTCGCGGCCATCAACGCCGCGATCGACGCGGTAGCGAAGGAGAAGTGGGCGGCCAAGGCCGAGGCCAACCTCAAGGCCATGCGCGCAGCCGACAAGGTCTGCCTGCACAGCGGTGACCTGAAGTCCAACTACGACGGCTTTGAGGGCAACCTGTACATCAGCGCCCGCAACGCGATCCGCCCCCTGGTGATCGATGTGAACAAGGCCCCGCTCACTGAGCAGGATGGCAAGCCCTACGCGGGCTGCTACGTCAACGCCAGCGTGGAGTTCTGGGCGCAGGACAACAACTACGGAAAGCGCGTCAACGCCACGCTATTGGGCGTGCAGTTCTACCGTGACGGTGAGAGCTTCTCCGGTGGCGGCGTGGCCGACGTTGAAGACTTCGACGATCTGACCGCAGAAGACTTGGTTTAATTTTCGGGGGGAAAGCGGATGCTGTGAGCCAGTACGCCCAGTCCTTGCAAAGATTGCTCGGTTAACCTGAAGCAGACGCAGCGAGTACCCCCACCTACGCATCGGAGATACACACATGAGCGCTATGAAAGAAGAACTGCTGACCATCGTCGAGACCATTGACTGGGTGTTCGGAGACGGCTACGCCAAGAAGAACCCCGAACTGGTGGGACGCATGTTCGAGTCCAACGCCCTTACCTACGCCGCCGCCCAGATCAGCGAAGAGATGCACGCCAACGTTAAAGACGAATTTCAGGTGTAGACTAGCGTCGCACTACACACCCACATGCGAACGCTTTACCTCGACTTGGAGACATTCTCCAAGACACCGATTACCCATGGCACCCATGCCTATGCTGCGAATGCAGAGATACTGCTCGCGGCATGGGCATGGGACGATGCCCCCGTGCAGGTGACCGATTTCACTACCAGCCCACCAGAGCAGATACCCCCCGACGTAAGCACTTTTGCCAACGACCCTGACGTTGAGGTGGTGATCCACAACTCCCACTTCGACCGCACGGTGATCCGGCACGTCTGGGGCATTGACATCCCCACCAAGCGCATCCACGACACCATGGTCCAGGCCATGGCCCACAGCCTGCCCGGTAGCCTGGGCATGCTCTGCGAGGTGCTGGGCCTGCCATCTGACAAGGCCAAGGACAAGGACGGCAAGCGGCTGATCCAACTCTTCACCAAGCCGCTAGGCAAGAACCGGTTATTGCGCCGCGCCACCCGCGAGACGCATCCAGAGGATTGGGAGCGCTTCAAGGCCTACGCCGCCGCCGACGTGGAGGCTATGCGCGAGATAAAGAAGCGCATGCCCCTGCTCAACTTCACGCCCGCAGAGCGTGCCCTGTGGCAGCTAGACCAGCGCATCAACGACCGTGGCGTCGCTATTGACCTTGCACTGGTGGACTCGGCCATCACCGCCATCGACAAGGCCAAGCACGAGCTGGCCGGTCGCACGCAGGCGCTGACCGACGGCAGCGTGTCTAGCGCCACCCTCAACGAGGTCTTCCGGCTGCACCTGTTCGAGGCCTTCGGCATAGACCTGCCCGACCTGCAGATGGCCACTATCGAGAAGACGCTGTCCACACTTGAACTGAACCCGGCCATGCGCGAACTGCTGACCATCCGGTTACAGGCCAGCTCCACCAGCACGGCCAAGTACCGGGTGCTGATGCGCGGCACCAGCACGGACGGGCGCCTGCGCGGGCTGCTGCAGTTCTGCGGCGCTATCCGCACGGGGCGCTGGGCCGGGCGGCTGTTCCAGCCCCAGAACCTGCCCCGGCCAACGCTCAAGCAGAAGGCCATCGACGCGGGCATTGAGGCACTGCGCGCCGGGTGCGCGCACCTGACCACCGACAACGTCATGGAGCTGGTGAGCTCGGCCATCCGTAGCTGCATCGTGGCGCCTACTGGAAAAAAGCTGGTGGTGGCCGACTTGTCTAACATTGAGGGCCGGGTCCAGAGCTGGCTGGCTAACGAGGAATGGAAGCTCCAAGCCTTCCGCAACTTCGACGCCAAGGTGGGCCCTGACCTGTACAAGCTGGCCTACAGCAAGTCCTTCGGCGTGGCGCCTGGGGCGGTAACAGACGACCAGCGACAGGTGGGCAAGGTGCAGGAGCTGGCGCTCGGCTACGAGGGCGGCGTGGGCGCGTTTGTGACGTTTGCGGGGGCCTACGGCATTAACTTGGACAGCTTGGCCGACAAGGTGCTCCTAGACGCGCCTGACAACGTGGTGGCCAAGGCCGACAAGTTCTTGGGCTGGACCAAAAAGGACAAGCGGCCCATGTACGGGCTGTCCGAGGACGCTTTCGTGGCCTGCGATGTCCTGAAGCGCATGTGGCGCGACGCCCACCCCAACATCACCAACTACTGGGCCGCGCTCAAGGATCTGGTGATTAAGGCATTGCTTAACAGGGGCAACACCTTCAACGAGCTAGGCCTGAAGGTGCGGGCCAGCAAGAACTGGCTGGTGCTCGGGCTGCCCTCGGGCCGGGCGCTGTGCTACCCGTCACCCAAGGTTGAGGACGGCGACAAGATCACGTACATGGGCATCGACCAGTACACCCGCAAGTGGACGCGCATACATACACACGGGGGCAAGCTGTTTGAAAATTGTTCCCAAGCCGTGGCGCGCGACATCATGGCGGCCAACATGCCATTGATTGAGGCGGCGGGCTACCAGATCGTTTTAAGTGTACATGATGAAATTATTGCGGAGGCACCAGACGAGCCGCAGTACAACGCCAAGCACCTTGCCAGCCTGCTGGCGGCGAACCCCGCTTGGGCACCCGACATCCCGCTGGCTGCAGCGGGCTTTGAGACATACCGATACAGGAAGGGTTGATATGCGCGAATCAGACATTGAGAAGTACCTTGTGAAGAAGGTCAAAGAGATGGGCGGCGAGGTCCGCAAGGTCAAGTGGATCGGGCGCAACGGCGCGCCCGACCGCCTGGTTATGCTGCCACCACGGGATTGTGAGGAGAATGGCACCATCTGGGTGGAGCTCAAGGCCCTCGGCAAGGTCCCCGAGCCGCACCAGCTCCGTGAGCACAAGCGCATGCGGGCGGTAGGCCAGCGCGTGGCGGTGATCGACAGTTTGGAGGGCGTTGACGCGCTGCTGCTATGAATAAAATTGAATTTGGCGACTGCCGCGAAACCATGCGCCGATGGGCCGCTGATGGCGTCAAGGTGCAAACTTGCGTGACCAGTCCACCTTACTATGGATTGCGTGATTACGGGCATGAAGGACAGATTGGGCTTGAAGAAACGCTAGAGGAATATATCAAGGCGATGGTTGAGGTGTTCCGATGCGTTTGGGATGTTCTGGAAGACAATGGAACTTTGTGGCTGAACATTGGGGATAGTTACTCAACCGGCACAAAAGCCGAGCGTCAACAGTCAACTAATCCAGGCGTAGGAGCAAACACGCCGGAAGCGCAGAATAGTGTTGCGCGAATTGGTAATCCGGCAGGCTGTAAGACTAAAGACTTAATCGGAGTTCCTTGGATGCTGGCGTTTGCACTTCGTGCTGATGGCTGGTATCTGCGGCAAGACATCATCTGGCACAAGCCCAACCCCATGCCCGAAAGCGTGCGGGATCGTTGCACCAAGGCGCATGAGTACATTTTTCTGCTGTCGAAGTCGGAGCGGTATTACTACGACGCCGAGGCGATTGCGCAGCCACTGGCAGAAACCAGCAAGGTGCGGCTAGCGCAGCCAAACCTTGCTAACCAGCGCGGAAGCGACCGAGTGCCGGGCAAGACCAACGGCAACATGAAGGCAGTTGGGCCGAGGTTCGGCGGCAATAAGTACGGCGACGACGACCGCGAGGAGAGCCGCACAAAAAGCGGGAACGAGTGGAAGGGCGGTAGCGGCAAAGCTAACCGTCGCAGCGTCTGGACCGTCGCCACTCGCCCCTACAAGGGTGCGCATTTCGCTACGTTTCCACCGGAGTTGATCGAGCCCTGCATACGGGCTGGTTCACGTTCAGGCGATATTGTGTTGGACCCCTTCATGGGCAGTGGTACCACAGCAGCAGTAGCAATTCGATACGACCGAAACTATCTTGGTTGTGAACTAAACCCAACGTATGGGGTATTGCAACAAGAACGAATACAAAAGGCGCTTAATTTTCGCTGCGAGGAACTAATTACATGAGGTCTGAGTTCACCCCCCGCCCGTATCAGGGCATGATCATCGACCACATCATCGACACCCCTCGGTGCGCGATCTGGGCCGGTATGGGCACGGGTAAGACCGTGGCTACCCTGACGGCTTTGGACACGCTCCAGATGGTTGAGGATGGCCCCGTGCTGGTCGTGGCGCCCCTGCGGGTGGCCAACGACACCTGGCCCAACGAGGTGCTGAAATGGAACCACCTGCGCGGTATGAACGTGTCCGTGATC